GTAGGCGTAGCCGTGACCGTCACCTGCTCGGTGGCAGTGGGCGTAACTACGGGGGTGACAACCGGCGTGATCACGGGTGTCACGACCGGAGTAACAACCGGAGTAACCACAATATCCGTAGGCTCTGGCGTGGGCGTAGCCGTGACCGTCACTTGTTCCGTAGCGGTGGGCGTAGGCGTAACTACGGGAGTAACTACCGGCGTGATCACTGGCGTGACAACCGGAGACGGTGTGGGAGTAACCACAATATCCGTAGGCTCTGGCGTAGGCGTAGCCGTGACCGTCACCTGCTCGGTGGCGGTGGGGGTAGGCGTAGGCGTAGGCGTAACTACGGGAGTAATTACCGGCGTAGGGGTAGGCGTGGCGGTGGGCACAACGACGTCCGTGGGAAGCGTCGTTGCCGTGGTGACCGTCACCTGCTCGGTGGCGGTGGGGGTAGGAGTTGTGACGGCGGTTTCGGCTTCTCCCGCCAAGGGCTTACCTATAGACTCCCGGGTCTGTCCCGTAGAGACAAGATTGCCGCCTTTGTCGTAATACTTGTCGCCGTCTAGGTACGACCCGTCGGCAAATTCGTAGAACCCCGCGCTCTTGCCAACATCACGGAATGTCTTAGAAGAAGCAGACGAAAGCGTACGTCCGACCTGATTGATGGCCAAATTGATAGCCGCTGCCGAGAGATCTCCCCCCTTGATGGCGGTAGTCAGCAAAGAGGTGGCAACCCGCTGTTGGAACCGGGTCAGTTGATCGAAACCCGGTATCTGCGAAATGCCAAATGCAATCGCTCCATTGGTCACTGCATTGGTGATGGATGCCCCCAGGTTGGACATGTCGCCACCCTGAAGCGTTGTGTACACCGACTGCCGCACTGCCAACTGAGCCGTGGGCGGCAAAGACGAAAAGCCGGGAATCTTGCTTAGCGCCAACTCGGTTGCATTGCCCAGTACGGATGCAGTAGCCGCTGACGTTAGGTCTTGCCCCAGAATGGCAGCGCGGGTCACATCTCGTGTGACAGACTCAACGAACCGAGTACCTAACTCGCCGTCAAACAAACCCGCCGCCGCATTCCCAACGGCGTTGGCCGCTGCCGAACTGGCAACTGATGCGACCGCCTGCGTTACCGCAGCCTTGATATTTCCGCCGCTGAGCGCCGTGTTCATGACGACGCTGCCGATAAAAGCGTTTGTGGCGGCGCTTACCGTTACGCCCGCAGCAGAGGTAAGTGCGCTGCCGATTGCGGTACCGATGCCCGGGAACGCCATGACGGCGATCGACGCCGCGCTCTTGAGGAAGTCGCCAAAGCCCGCACCACGTGTATCCAGCAGTGCGTCGTAGCGTTGGGACCGGATGGAGCCGTCCGGGTTGAATATCGCAATGACGCCACTGGGGGTCGTGGCTATCTTGAAGTTCTTCAGTTGCTCAGGATCAGTGACCCCGTAGGTATCAAGCGTGGACTGCACTTTCTGCGCAGCAAAAAATCGGCGCAGATCGTCCGGGTAACTTGGACTTGTATCGTTGTACGCGGCGCGAAAGTCGGTAAAGAAGTAGCCGTAAGCGTCGCCAACGTAAGTTCCGTCCGGCAACTTACGACCTTCTTCGCTGTACGTAGTTGGCATGTTCCGCGCCCATGCGGGCAGCGGGGGGCCCTGTGTAGCGGGCGCAGGCGTGGGAGCGGGCGTCGGTGTAGTCGTAGCCGTGGGCGTAGCCGTGGGCGTAACTACTGCCGTGGGCGTAGGTTCAGGCGTAGGCGCAACCGTAGCCGTGGGCGTAACTACTGCCGTGGGCGTAGGTTCAGGCGTAGGCGCAACCGTAGCCGTGGGCTCAGGTGTAGTAACAACCGTGGCCGTGGGCGTAGGCGTGGCCATGGGCGTAGGCGTAGGCGTAGCCGTGGGCGTGGCCGTGGGTGTAGCCGTGGGTGTGGGGGTAGGCTGCGTACCGGTGACGCGGTAGTAGTCGGCGAGCGTAAAGGACGTGCCAAGGGCTTTATTCCACTCCGCTACGGTGCGTTCGGGAGACCACCCCTGCTGTTTTGCATATTCAAGGCCTCGCTTTGTAGCAAGCGCATGATCGTTGGGGTCAAGCGCGTACATGTACGCCTTGAGATCAAAAGGAGGGGCAGGCGCAGGCGCGGGCGCGGGCGCGACGTCGCCCCCATCTTCCGGGAATGTTTCAAACTCTTCTTCTGTGGACAGTCGCGCCATGATCTTATTGCGTCAGGTCGTAGAAGGAAAGCGACCCGATGCCGCCGCCGGAACCCGCGCCGCCTGTTGTCACCACTCTAGCAGCCAAGGTGTAGATGTCGCTCACGCCCGCCAAAGATGCGCCAAGTTGCAAATCCCAGTTGTAGGAATTCACAGAAGCAAGCGGCGTGGGGCCGGACTTGCCCGTGGTGAAAGAACTTGACGCAATGATGCCGCCCGTCATGGCGGTGGCCGAAATATCAGATTCGACGTTTACATCCGAAGACACGGCAGACCACGACGGTCCGGTCAGCGTTGGATTTTTAATCAGCGCAAGTTCGTAGTTGTCCGCCGTTGTGGGCAGGAAGTTAAGAGAAGAAGGAACGACAACCGCCCCAAGCGCCGTTGACGCCAACCGTATGGACACCATGGGGTAGAACGAAGTCGTGATGGTTGAACCGGAAGTCGCGTTTATCCGTCTTGCCACATGCTCGATGGAGGTTGCCTCATATCCGCCTTCAGAGATTACGGATGAGCAGATAGACTTCATCGAAGCCGCCACCGCAGAAGTCGCGGTTCTAATCTCATACCGCACCGGCAGGATAGCCGTGGTCATGTAGACGTTGGTGATGTTGTTGGCGTTGTTGAATGTGTGGCAGACGATGTACTGGCCATTGATGATGAAGCCGCACCGGACTGATCCGACGCCGAGCCACTCAAAGTCCATCCACAAAATCTGAGCCTTGGACGGGTCGAGTGTGTAGCCAGAGTCCCCCGTGCCATCCAACTTATCGCCGTTCCAGTCCGATTGATTTACTGTGCGGGCATCGGAGGGCGTCCCCGTGACCGAAGACCGGAGAACAAATGAGGAAACGCCGTCCACGCGCTGAAAGAACACTCCGTTGCTGTCGTTGAAGTAGCCCACCCGCTGCGTGAGGTTCAGGCTCTGGTTGCTGTCCATCACAAAGGTGGCAAGCACCAACAACCCCTTACCCGGCTGATAGGGGAATGAGCGATAGGTCTGCCGAACGACGGTGCCCACACCACCTGCGGTCACTTCCATCTTCACTGCCGCTTCGTTGGGCAGGTATGTGGTTGAACCCGTGCCGGTCGTGGCTACATCAAATTGGTTGTCTGCGGCGTATCGGTTCTGGCTGTCGAAGAGCGTGTAGGGCTGACTGACGCGCAGGCGCCCGAAGGCATCCGTGTTGGTGCCGCCGATGGAGATTGGGATGGGTGATGTGGTTGCCACGATGCCCCTCAGTATTGCGTCCAAACGGTTGAAGTACAGACGCAGGACGTTGTTGAACTGCTCCTGATACCGAGAGTCGTAATCCCCTGGTGCCAGGGGAAGATTGGGCGGCGCAGGTACGGTGACATTTTCGACAAGCAGTGTCATCTGCGACCATCCATCCGAACGTCGATACGGGGGGAACCCAACTGCCACGTCACGCCGAGAGCATTCGACTCAGCCTTCATAATCAACTGACGCCCACGAACCCGGATGTAAACGATGTTGGTGAACTGCTCAATCGGCACTGTGGCCGTGCGCGTGACCGCTGCACTGCTTGATCCGCCCAAAGACTGAGGGTTGTTAAACCCGGAACCTGCCCCCTTCATGGGAATGAGCGACATGGTTAATTGCGGATTGTTGGCCGTCGAGCCTACAAACGTCACGTCCGGCAACATGCGCCAGATGAAGCCAAAGTTCTGGCCGTCTTCAATGTCGAACTCGGCAGATTCAATGTAGGCATTGATTGCAGCGGGCGTCCCGGTGGCGTTGTCATCGACGCCGTTCTCGTGCTCTACGATGTTGCCCAGGTACGTCGCGGCGATTGGGTAGTCTTGCAAGCCGGAGTCAAGCCATGCCGTCCTGGCCATCGTGCCGTAGTACCAAATCTTCTCAAGGTAGTTGAAGACAACGTACCTGTCGATTTCCATAGAGTTGGCCGAGCAGTAGAACCACCAGACCTCATTGAAACCTTCGTTCGTTCCGGCAAAGACCTGAGCCGCCTGAGACTGATTGAAGTCTCCAAACACATGACGACGCAGGTCACTTGGCAAAGTCTGAATACGACCGTCGTAGGCGTAGAACTTGTCCACCCCCATCCAGTAGATCACACCGGAACCGATGGCCAAGGCATTCGGACTGAGGATCGAGATGTTGCTGCCCAGGGTCTGAGCACCCCAAACCTCTGGTGCGCCGAGATACTGCAAGGAGTAAACAGCAGAGTCCGTGAAGACTACGATTTCCTGACGGGCCTGGATGGCTGCAATGATCTCGCTGCCATCAGAAAGACGGAGACTGCCTGCCTGATTGGTCGCTGCCGGGGTCCAGTCAACTGCACTCTCCTGATCCGACCACCGAATCAGCATGGGGTCGAGCACAGATGATCCAATCTCGTTGCATCCGAGGGCAAACACAAAACGATTGATGTCGGACACGAAGACCAAGTTTTGCTTGGTCGGTACACCGTTGGCCCCGGACAAGGTAGAGAGATCGACCCCACGGGTGTTTACACCGGTCGTGGCGTCCCAGTAGTACATGCCGCCACCGCGAGGTCCAAACACCAAGTCCTCGCCCCAGTTCTTCTGGCTCCATAACTGGATTGCTGTGTTGGAGGTTCCACCAAAACCCCAAGTGCCCGCGCTCCACGCACCGGCTCCCCACCCCGTAAGAGGAATTGCCGTGGCCGATCCGGTGTTTAATTGATAGGCAGCAACTACTGCCGCTCCGCCTCCGGGGGAACCGGCGATGGCGGTTGCGTTGGGAGTGACCGAGATGGTAATGGTGTAGGTATCAACCGTAAGTACGGTGACCTGAAACTCTTGGTTCAGGACGGCAGCAGTCACGTTGGTGCCCACGCCACCAATATCAACGGCGCCGCTGAAGGTCACAAAGTCCCCCGTGACGCAGCCATGTGCTGTGTCCGTGACCGTGACCGTGGTCGAGGCAGTCAGCGCAAAGGGGTTGTTGTTGATCGTGACCGTCGCACGGATGGGGGTGATGTCGTAGTAAACGCCCCCACGGGCGATGTAAAACTTGAGATTGGTGCCCAGCGCAATCAGGTTCAGGTTCGCAAGCGTGACCCAGTTCCACAGGGAGCGGCAGACACCAAGGAAGGTATTGGCCGAGATGCGAGTCCAACCCCCAATCTTCTCGGGAGTGCCCTGGCGGAAGCGCACCTTGTCGCACTCATACCAACCGTTCTCCGACGTGTAGCGGGTGTTCTCTTTGTTCACCCCTGGGCGCAGTGTGAGTTTCTTCAGCGGCATAGCGGTATTCTCCCGTCAAGACAGGAAAAGGGCAATCTCGGCTTCCCTGCGTTTAACCAGACCGGGCAGGACTTTGCCACCACCCATAGTCCACTGGCGGAAGGCGTCTGCCGCCCCGCTCCAGTCATCCCGGTTGGCCCGCATCCTGATCTGACTGCGCTGAAGATTGCCTAGCCCTGCATTAAAGGAAAAACTGACCAGAGCGTCAAAAGAGCCTTGACGGCCAGATACGCCGGGAACAAGTCGAAGAACACCACGTTCAAAAGTCCCGACATCATCACGGAATAGTTCGTCGATCTCCGTCTTAGTCCAGACACGGCTGTCCTCCGGCTTCAGGGGGAACTCATTGCGGAGCATCCCGGTGTAGCCTTCCTTGCGGATGACCGGGAGCCTAATCTGCTCTTGGTACAGGACGTGGCCGTAGCCAATCGTCCAGATGTGGGCAGGGCAAAGGTAGGGTTTACTTCTAAAGCCCTCATACTTGTGCATGAGAGCCTCGCCCACCTTGCTCAGTTTCACTTCTTACTCCACTGGCGCGACCCGAACCAGTAGCCGATGATCCCCCCGAGGATCGCCATCTCGTCGGCAGAGAAGATCAGGTCAGAGTACAGAATGATGTCATCCATGCTTTGAATGAGCGTCGGGTGGTTCCACAGATACCACGCCATGAAGGCGTTGATGGCCACCAACTCGAAGACGAAGATGTAAGTAACCGTGGGACGGACGGTGCCGGTGTAGTTCACCACCCACCGGGAAGCCTTGTCCATGATCTTCTGGTCGTGCGCCAGAGCCGCCTCGGTCATCCGAGCGTCAGTCTCCATCGCCACCTGCTCAGTGCGAATCTCCTCCATCCGGGCCTGGGCGGCAAAACCTGCTGCGGCCAGTTGCAACTCCCGCTCGGTCTGAACCTGAGCCAACTTCAGTTCATGGGCTTGATCTGCCTTGTTCTGAAAGTATTCGAGCAATTTGGGCAGGCCCGAGAGCAGCAAGCCCCCGAGGGTGGAAAGAAGCGACAGCATCTCAGGCTCCTAGAGCAAAGAAGAACAGAAGCACCCCAACCGCCCCCACGCCAAGTGAGGCGTAGAACAGGCTCAGGGTGACGGCCAGGATGGCGGCAGAGGACAGGACGATGGCCAGTTGCAGCGCCATGCCCGAGTAGGAATAGTAGGAAGACTTGGCCTTGGCAGCATCGCGCTTGGCTTCAGCAGCACGGGCCTTCTCCATGATCTCGTCCATGTCGGCGCGCTGCTTGGTGGCCTTCTGCTCGTTGTTGGTGACCTCGTAGATGGTCGCCCGGACGTTCTTGGCCTGATACCACGCCCACAGGTTGTTGGACTCTATGGTTCCATTGAGAACTGCAGAGGAGTTCCTTCCGGCAAAGTAATTTGTAACAGCAAGGAGTAGAGCAAGCAGGCTAATAGAAACCGCAGCAAGAGCCTTGACATGGGCCTCCCTCTCTGAACGGCTTGCGCCTTCCGGCGGCTTCCTGAAACTCATTGCTGTACCTTGTCGAGTAAGTAGTAACCCACCCCAATCAGGGCGACGGCTACGAAGGCAATTGCTGCGCCGTACTTGGCGTTGAGCATGAACTCCTGTTGCCGTAGGCGGTGCTCACGCTCCTTCTTCTCGCGCTCCTTCTTCAGCCGGATGCGCTCCATGATCATCTCGTTGTACACGTTCTCACCGTAGTGAGCGATGATCAGAATCTTCAGTTCATACTCCTGTTTGATCAGCGCCTGCTTGTGCATCGTGATCTGCAAGGCTTCATTCTCAATGCTGTCGTCGTGCAGCAGCCGCTTGAAGACCGAGGGCTTCTTGTTGGCCTTCTCGGTGGCGAGGCGGTTGAAGTCCCCAAACGCCCCGTACCACTTGCCGATCTGACCGGCAACATCTTGAATCTCGCGGCCCGTAGCGACGAGTTTCTTAACTGCTCCGAAGGCGGCATTCGCCGCTGATACTGCCGCGAGAATGCCGGTAATCGGTTCCATCTACAGCCCGAAGAACTTCTTGACCACCTCTGCCATTGCGCCAGGGCCAAGCAGAACAGCGCCCAGAGTGATGTACAGCCAGACTTCGATGTTTCGCATCCGCTTGCTGCCATCTTCAAGGCGCTTTTCAATCGCCTCGTACCTCTGGGCGCAGACGGCCTCATGCACCGCTACGCGCACTTCGACCGACTCTTCCATCACTGCACCGGCTCGTCTTTAACTTCAGGCACCGGCACCTGCGGCGTGGCCTGCTCCTGAATGGCTTGAATTAAAGGGAACACTTCAGCGTAAGGCCGGGTACCCAGATATTGCAGGATGCCGTTGACCAAGCCAAGGGTCAGCGTGATGGGGGTATCGTTGGTGGGTTGCGTCATGTTCAGTTGCTCCAGGGAAGTGCGGGCGTCACCACGGGCGGGTTGATCTGGTTCTGGATTTGTTGCTCAACGGCGGCTTCGGTTGCGGCCTTGTCTACGCCGTTTGCCCAGCACCAGCCCAGAACCTCATTCTCTGTCAATTGTGCGTAGGGCACAAACGAAGAACCCTGCACCACCGGGAACGAGCAGGTCGAGTAGACGCTGCCGCTATAAGTGCCGTCCGTGCCGTTGCAGGACCAGTGGGCCGTGACAACGTAGTCAGCACCTTCAGGGGTGTTGGGGATGCAATCAAGGGCAGAGATTACCCAGGTAATAGTCGTAGCCATTTTTATGCTCCTTCAGAAAGGGTCACTTCGACCCAGTTAACGATTGATTCGTCCCACTTGTAGCGTTTGCCGTCAGTGGGGTATGGAACGGGAGAATTCCACCGGCAAGTATCTTCGTTCAACACCCATGAAGCAAACGGCTTGGGAGGGATAAACGCATCGCGTTGTGCGTCATAAGTGAATCCCTCGCTCGCGTAGTTCTTGCGGAATGTGGCGTTATAGGAAGTCTGCATCCAATTGCCGCCAAACAGGGATTGGCAGAACGCAATACCCTTGATTTCGGACTCGCCACCGTTCTCCATCAACTCGTTGTTGTGAACAACAATGACCCGCAGCACCACGTTGTTTGCGTTGAGTTCGGCAAAGTGCGCCATACGTTGCCTCAGAAAGTGATGCTGCCCGAAGCAGTAAATGTGTAGATGCGATAGCCACCGGAAGTAGTTACTGCCGGGGAACCCGTTGTCGATGACGCAAGGGCGTAAGTATCAGCGTATCGAATAATCACAATTCCTGACCCACCGGCCCTTGCGGTTGTATTGCCGGAACCGGCTCCGCCACCGCCGCCACCACCAGTGTTTACCGTTCCATTCGTTGCTGCTCTTAAATTGGCCGCAGCACCAACACCGCCGCCACCGCTACCCGCAGCGCCACCTGAGGTCTGCCTACCACCGCCACCTCCACCACCCGCATAGGTGGTCGATGTCCCAGAAATAGAAGATGCCGTACCGGCGCCGCCATTTCCGGCTACTTCAAAGGTGCTAGAGTCGCCGCCCACTGCGCCTGCGCCGCCACCGCCACCGCCACTGCGCCCGCCAGTTGCTACACCACCATCATTGCCTTGACCGGAAGTGCCTGTGCCGCCGGAAATATTTACCCCGCCGCCGCCGGAACCGCCGTTAGACCCTATTTCGGTATTAGACCCCGCGCCGCCACCTCCACCTGTCGAGGTAATAGAGGAAAAGACGGAGTTGCTTCCGCCTCCACCGGAACCGCCACCGCCCAAAGAGCCCGCACCCCCCGCACCAACGGTAACAGTTAGCGAAACGCCTGCGGAGACAGAAAACCCAGATGCGGTGCGATAGCCACCGGCACCGCCGCCACCGCCATCATCATGACCGCCACCGCCCCCGCCCGCAACTACAAGATATTCAACGGTAGGTGGCGGGTTCGCTATTGACGTTCGCCCCAACAGCATCATCATTGCGCCGCTCATGACACGTTCCCGGTAACGACGCAGATGGTGCTGCTGATGAACAGGACGGTTGCCACACCCCGAGTTGCCAGAGTCATCGTAGCCTTGTCGGAGTCCGTACCCGCGATGTACGCAGTGGTGATCGTACAGGTGAT